CCTTATGACGCAGGTCTGTTCTATTGCCCATACGTTCCTCTCCAGATGGTTCGTGCCGTTGGTGAGAACACCTTCCAGCCCAAGATTGGCTTCAAGACCCGTTACGGTATTGTTGCTAACCCATTCGCTGAAGGCACCACCCAGGGTCTCGGACGCCTCCGCGTCAACAGCAACCGCTACTATCGTCGCGTCAAGGTTGCTAACCTCATGTGATAAATACCTTCGTGTGAAGGAAGTGCAAGAGGGTCTTCGGACCCTCTTTTTTTATGTTCCACTAAATAGAACATGGAAGACTATTTCGACGATCATCTACCTGAATTAGAATGGCATGTCACATTCAATATGGGTATAGATGAATTACGACTTTTCTACGATCACATCTGCTACTCCATAAAGGTGTGGCCAGGTTCCCCGGCTAGACCAGCTGAGGAGCAAGAGTATCTGCAAATACTTAAAAAAAGATTGTTCGCAATGATCTTGGAGTACCAATTCACGGAAGAATAATATGGCACGATCTCCATATGATAAGCAGATTTCAAATAGAAATTTTTTATCTGCAACTAGTTTTAAATTCAGTATTGCAAAATGCCCAAAGGTTGATTTTTTATCCAACCAATGCAATGTGCCTGGTATGAATCTGTCATTGGCAACTCAACCAACTTATCTAAGACAGATTGACCTTCCCGGCGATGAACTGTCTTTCGATGACTTTACTCTAGATTTCATGGTAGATGAAAACTTAGAGAACTTCATGGAAATACAAAAGTGGATGAGGGGTTTAGGATATCCAGAAAGTATTCAAGAGGCAAAAGATCTGGATAGTGGTAAGACTAAATTTGAGGACAAAGATCAAAAGTCAGCCGATCATAAGGTGTCCGATGGAACTCTGTCCATTCTTAACAGTTCACAAAACCCCAAATTTCTAGTAAAATTTAAAGGACTGTTCCCCGTCAGTTTGACAGGACTAGACTTTGATGCTACGGCTGGAGACACTGCGTACTTCACATCTACCGTAACATTCAAGTATTTGCACTATGACATTGTTGATGTAAATGGCCAACCACTGTATGAATCTTGAGTCTGTCCAATCAATGTGGGAGAAAGATTCCGTCATTGATCCAGACAACTTACATGATGAATCTTTGAAGATTCCACAACTACATGCGAAGTATTATGAGATGTTCAACAATCTCATTCTTCTCAAAAAGAAAGCAGAACAACAAAAAAGAAATATCAGACACGAACGTTACGAATACTTTAGTGGCAAGGCAGATCCAGATGTCTATGTACAAAATCCTTTCCCAAAAAAGATTCGTGACAAAGATACGATGCAGAAATATCTTGATGCCGATGAAAAACTCTCAGAGGTTTCTCTAAAAGTAGAATACTACGAAACTCTTATAAATTATATTGATGCCATTCTGAAACAAATTTCCAACAGGACTTATCAGATAAAGAATGCAATCGAATGGCATCGATTTACTTCTGGATTTGGGTGATGAAAACAAAAAGATGTGTACCACAGACTCTTGGTTGGTTAGAAACTAAGTTAGACCCACACCAAATGAGTCACCTTGAAAGGTGCATAGAAAAAGCTAAAGGATCTGCAAAGTCAAAACTAGCAGGAAATATAAGCACAAGTCTGAACATGAAAGATGAAGATGACTTCTTCTGGTTAAATGTTCTGCAACCACACATTGCGATGTATATGAATGAGTTTGGCGAGGTGCCAGTTCGTTCCTATACACGCACTGAGAAATCTATGTATTTGGACACGTTCTGGGTCAACTATCAGAAGCAAGGGGAGTTTAATCCAGCACACCATCATGGCGGAATATATTCTTTTGTTGTATGGATGAATATCCCCACTCATTGGAAAGATCAATATGATCAACCATGGTTAGAAGGTATTGTTCCAGAACAAAGAAAGGCGTCTAACTTCGAGTTTACATATACAGATATTCTTGGTGGAATGCGTCACTTTGATTATCGATTGGATCCTAGTTCCAATGGAACAATGTTATTCTTCCCATCATCACTGATTCATGCCGTATATCCTTTCTTTAATTGTGAAGAGAATCGTATCACAATTTCCGGCAATATATGCGTCTAAATAAAAACAATATGAATAATATGAATGGTGGATTTGAAGATTCAAAAACTGAATGAAGTTTTTATAAAAATCGAAGCCGAACCCCACATACACCAAGAGTTATCGGATCACTTTACTTTTGATGTACCGGGTGCAAAGTTCATGCCCCAATATCGAAGTAAATATTGGGACGGAAAGATTCGTTTATTTTCTACAGCAACTGGACAGATCTATGTTGGGTTGTTGGATAAGGTAATATCGTTTTGTAAGAATTATAATTACGACTATAAATTTGTAGATAACAAATACTACGGAACTCCATTCGAGACAAACGATTACATCTCAATGGAGGGAGTAAAGGATTATATGAAATCTATTTGCTCTCATTCTCCCCGTCCTTATCAGGTTGACGGAGTATACGATGCATTAAAACATAATCGAAAGCTATTGATATCTCCAACAGCTTCTGGTAAATCTCTGATGATTTATTCAATCGTGAGATATTACGCAGAAAAAGGCCAAAGAATTCTCTTAGTTGTTCCAACGACATCTCTAGTAGAGCAGATGTATAAGGACTTCTTGGACTATGGTTGGGAGGCAGAGGAGTATTGTCACCGCATCTACTCTGGGCGCGAAAAGAAGGATGATCGGCCAATTACTATTACCACATGGCAATCTATATATAAACTTGAACGCAAGTGGTTTGAAAAATACAATGTAGTTATCGGAGACGAAGCGCATTTATTCAAGTCAAAGTCCTTGGTTCAGATCATGACCAAACTTCATCATGCCAAATATAGGTTTGGATTTACTGGAACCTTAGATGGAACACAAACTCATAAGTGGGTTTTGGAAGGACTATTTGGCCCTGCATATAAAATCATTAGAACACAAGAGTTGCAAGAGAAGGGATATCTTTCCAAACTTGATATCAGATGTATTGTTTTAAAACACCCGCCTCAAAAATTTGAGACGTATGAAGATGAGATTCAGTATCTTGTCAATCATGAACAAAGAAATAATTTTATAACTAATCTAGCATTGGACCTGCATGGCAACACTTTGATTCTTTACAGTCGAGTTGAAGCACATGGAGAACCAATATACAAAATGATAAATAATCGTAAGACCACCGACAGAAAAACATTTTTTGTACACGGTGGGGTTGATGCTTCAGAAAGAGAAGACGTTAGGTCCATCACCGAAAAGGAATCCGATGCAATCATCGTAGCGTCTTATGGAACTTTCTCAACAGGGATCAATATAAAAAATCTACACAATGTCATTTTCGCTTCTCCAAGTAAATCCAGAGTGAGAAATCTCCAAAGCATAGGTAGGGTACTAAGAAAAGGAGACAACAAAAAGGAAGCAACTCTGTTTGATATTGGTGACGACACAACTTACAAGTCAAGAAAGAACTACACTCTAAATCATTTGATAGAAAGAATCAAGATTTATAATGAAGAGAAGTTTAATTATGACATAATCACCGTCAAATTAAAAACATGATAGAAGACGACTTTTATGCACACATCAAATTAATAACCGGGGAAGAACTGTTTGCAAGGGTTTCTGCTTCCGAAGAAGAGGATAGAACCATGCTGTTACTTTCCAATCCAGTGACACTAAACGAGATTAGAGCACCTGGTACAGAAGTCCCTATGGGATATAGATTAGAACCTTGGATTAAATTTGGTGAAGAAGATCTTTATATGATAACCATGGATAGAGTCATAACGATGTCTGAGTCAAAAGACGCTGAGTGCATCGGTATGTACGAACAATTTGTTCATAAAAATCATGAGAAGATTAAAAGAAAAAATATGGGCAACAATCCAAAAATGTCCAGAGAAATGGGTTATGTTGGTTCAGTAAAAGCAGCTAGAAAACATCTAGAAAAGATGTTCAAGTTAAAGTATTCTAAGAATACTGAAGAAAGCTAATAGCTTCTCTTGAACCTCCACAAAGGTATTTTACTCATGAAACAACAACTTGTCAACTATTTGTCTTTTTGTTATAATGTGATCAAATAAACAGTATTAGTTATGGTGTATCGCAAGAAAAAATCCGAACACTATGTAAATAACAAGGAGTTTCTCGCTGCCATCATCGAGTACAAACGTCTTGTAGCATTAGCTGATGAGGCTGAGAAACCTAGACCTAGGATTCCAAATTACCTAGGGGATTGCTTTTTGAAGATTGCAACGCACTTATCATATAAACCAAACTTTGTGAACTACATGTTCAAAGATGATATGATTTGTGATGGCATTGAAAACTGTGTTCAATATATCAACAACTTTAATCCAGAGAAGTCTTCCAATCCATTTGCATATTTTACTCAAATCGTTCACTATGCTTTTCTGAGGCGTATTCAGAAAGAGAAGAAGCAACTGGAGATCAAAGAGAAAATTATTGAGAAGACTGGTTTTGAAAACGTCTTTGTCTCTGATGGGGAGTTGACAATTGACCAGATGTCTGAGTACAATACCATCAAGGATAATGTTCGGTCTAGACTGAGATGAAGATTGCGATTATTACAGACCAACATTTTGGTGCTCGCAAAAACTCAAAACTATTTCACGATTACTTTCTAGAATTTTACGATAAGATCTTCTTTCCCAAGTTGGAGGAGTTAGGTATCACTTGTGTTATCGACATGGGTGATACCTTTGATAATAGAACCGGTATTAATTTCTCTGCCTTGTCTTGGGCAAAGAGTAATTACTATGACAGGTTGCAAAAGATGGGTGTAACTGTGTGGACATTGGTTGGAAACCACACTGCATACTATAAAAATACTAACTCAATCAACGCTGTAGATCTTTTGCTTCGGGAATATGATAATGTTCGGGTAGTTTCCGAGTACAAGGAAGTTTGTATTGATGGGTTGAATATCTCTTTCATTCCTTGGATCAACTCTGAGAATGAGGACGTAACTTATTCTAGTATCAAAAAATCAAAGTCTACTGTGGCTATGGGTCACTTAGAACTCAAAGGGTTTGCAGCTAATAAACAATGCATCATGGATCATGGTGCTGATAAATCCATCTATAAAAATTTTACCAAAGTATTCTCTGGTCATTATCACACCAGGAGTGTGCAGGATAATGTATTTTATTTGGGCAACCCATATGAAATTTATTGGAATGATGTTGATGATGTCAGGGGATTTCATATCTTTGATACAAATACTTTAAAAACAACTCCAATCAATAATCCGTACAAAATCTTTCACAAAGTTTACTATGAGGATACTCCTTATCAGTTGTTCGATACTTCTCCATACGAGGACAAAATCGTAAAGGTTATTGTAAAGAAGAAGAGCGATCCAAAAAACTTTGAAAGATTCGTAGACAAGTTCTACACTTCTAAT